AGCAAGGGGCCATAGGTTTCCTCGGCGCGGTCGGCCGCGGCGCGCAGCTTGTCGTAGTAGTCCTTCTTGTCCATGGCCCAGCGCTTGGCGGGCAGATCGAGGAGAGCCGTGGCTTCCGCTTTGGTAATCGGCAATCGGTCCTGCTCGGGAATGCCGAGCCTGGCCTGCGCTTCGAGCCTGGCCTTGACGATCGACCCTGGATCTTCGACACCCTGACTTTGCAGGCGTTGCGTCACCCGCTTCACCTCCGGCGCCTCATTGACGGCCTCGGCCGGATCCTCGCTGCGCAATTCCCTGAGCTTGTCGGCACGGGCTTTGGTCTTGTCGTAGACCTTGGCCCGCATCTCGTAATCGGCCGACCCCGGCTCGGGAACCAAGCCATCTAGATGGCGGCGCATGGTGCCGTCGTCCATATCGTCGAGACCGCGGCCCGCCGCGTATTCCATATCGGCCTGGCGGCGATCGAGGACGTAGTTGTTCCACACCGACGGCTCGACCGCCTTGCGGTAGCTGTCGATCTCGAAATCCTGCCGCCCCAATCCGCTGTCGCGGCGCGAAGCGATGTCGTCGGCGGCCTGCTGCTTTAGGTCCCACAGGCGCTCTTGCAGTTGGGTCTTTTTTGCTGTCTGCACCTGATCGACGAGGCGGGCCCTCTGGTCAAGAGAGAGGTTGGGGTATTTGCCGCTATACTGGGAACCTTGACGGGGATGGTCTTGCGCGTACTCGCGCTCGCTCTGGCGCTCGCTGTCGGTACGCAGAAGTCCGGAATCCGGCGCACGATCAGCATCCGACAGTGTCCCCGTTGCGGCCTGCGCGGTTCTGACCGGCTTGTCTTGGGTCTCACCTTGCGCCTCTGGGCCGGGAAGTCTGGCTCCCGCACCGAGCGCGGCATAGCTGGTGAGCGTTTGATCGCCGCGACCGTTGGAAACGGGCGTCGGGCCCTGCGCAAGGCTTGGCTCGCCCGACCCATAGTCGCCGGCACCGGGGAGACGGGCGCCTGAGCCCAGTGAAGCCAGGACACGCCGAGCCAGACTGACCTCGTTGACACTCCCATGCTCCGCCCCGCGGTCTCCCTTCGCTTCGTCGTGAGGAACGGAAAACCGGACGCCTGGAATCTTGCCCAGTGTCTCGCGCAAAATGCGCGCGTGCGCCTCCGCCCCTTTGTCGCTGTCGAAGTACGCCACCGCCTTCTCGTCGGTCACGGCGTAAGGCTCGGTGTGGATGGTGAAGGGGCGCCCGCGGCCGTTCTCGCTGCGGGTCACGACTCTGGGCTTGAGCTCGACCCCGAACTCGTCCTTGTAGAGCTTGGCAATGGCGCCGGCGTATGCGTTGGCCGCCGAACGCTGCTCGGGCGTGGCCTTGTCCGGAATGACCACCATGGGGCTCGTTGGCTTGCCAACCGGTCCCGAGTTGGTGTCGAGGTTGACGACGACGCCACCGGATTTGAAGATGGCTTGGCGTTCGGATCGCGACGGGGCCTGCTCGAGGATAGCCAGCGCCGGAGCAGATGTTCCAACCCCGCGCCCGCCTTGTGTTCCATCGGCAGCCGCCCTGAGCGCCCCGACGAGGTCGGCCCGATCACCACGGACAAGGGCGTCCTTGCCGAGCCCGGCCTGTTCCAGTGCGCCTTCGACAACGGCCCGATCCGTAGGCTCCAGATCCCGAAGATCGGAATGCTTCTCCAGGATCTCCGCAGCACGCGCGGCGTCCGAAGCCCCGCTCTGGGTCCCCGGCGCCCCCTTCGCTGGTCCGGCATCGCCCGGACCTTGCCCGCCGGGATAAAGGGCCGTCGGCTCTTGGGAGCGTTCGCCCTCGATATCGCGAATGATGGCATCGGGACTGTCGCCGTGATCCAGGCGCCAGCGGATGTGCTCGGACTCGAGCACGGCGAAGTCCTTGCGCCGGACCTCGTCCTTCTCGATCGGCGTCAGATACGGATTGAGCTGGAGGTTGCGCTCGTAGTCCTGCTTGATGGCGTCGATGTTGCCGGAAAAATCAAGCCGGGTCTTATAGTCCTCGACCGCATTCAGGGCCGAGCGCTTTTGCTCGGCCCGCTCGAAGTTGGTCGCCGTCCCGTAATAGCCCCGTTCGGCGTCGAACAGCTTGTCGTCGTAGACGGGCTTCAGCTTTTCCGGAACCGTTGCGAGAAAGCCCCGCGCGCTCTCGGTGTAGCTCTTGGTCCATTCGTCGGCGAAGGCTGAGGCTTTTCCAGGCTCTATGCCGCGCAGCGCCGTGTCGAACGCCTTGTCCTGCTCGAACTTGAATTCCTGAAAGGACCGCTCGGTGTTGTAGGCGTCCGCCTCGCCAAGACCGCCGCCGAAATCGGCGAAGGCCGAGCCGAGGCTCGCCAGAGCATTGCCGAATTGCGCCTGCGAGCGCCCCACCGACGCAACTTTGCTGTCGATGGTGGCAATGGGCGGGCTTTCGTGGACGCGGATGGGCGAAAGCGACTCGCGTGTGGGGAGCTTGGGCATGAGCTTAATTATATCCGTAGCGATAGCTTGAGCCGCCGCCGGAAAACCCGCCGGCGAATTTCGACAACCCGCCGATGCCGCCGATCAATGTGGCCGCCGCCGAATAGCCCGCCGCCTGCCGCGCCGCCTGGCCTTCGAAGCGTCTTGCCGAGGCTTGTAGCTCGCGGCCCTGGCGGTCCCGGTTGCCGGCGTACTGCAGGTTTCCGGCCTGGTAGCCGCCGTACTGCTCGATGCCCTTGATGATGTTGAGGGTCGTGGGATCGGTCGCGGAGAAGCCAGATGACGCCCCCACCGCCTGCACCCGGCTTTGCAAAAGCATGGCCTCGCGCCGCTTGGCCTGGGCGTCGTCCTGGGCTGCGACCTGCTCTTCCTTGCCCTTGCGCTCGAGCTGCTTGGCCTCGAACTCGGCCTGCTGTTGCTGCGCCTTGCCGGCGGCAATGGTGCCCGCCGCCGACACCACCGTGCCGAGGATCGAGGCAATGGCTCCTAAGGCTGCCATTCTTTGGCGCTCCATCGATAAAGACGTGACGATCTGGGATCGGGGCGAAAGCCGAACCGCTCCATCCAGGGAATTGCGCCGGGCTCTTTCGGGTCGGGGTCTGCATAGATGTATTTGACACCGTCGCGCGCGGCGTCACGCATGACATCGAGCGCAGCTTTGATGATGGCCCGCTTATAAGCACGGCCTTCCTCGGTGACATCGCAGAAGGCAAACCAGCGCCCGTCGATGAAGGCCATGCCGCCGATGCCGAGAAGGCGCCCGTCGAGATCGCCGACCATGGCCTTTATGGTCGGCTTATCCGCCATGTCGGAATAGGCGGCGATGTCGGCGCGCGTGGCGTGGCGCAACACCAGGGGCACGCTTAGACCTTTTCGTTGGTAGCGACCGTCGGCACGATGGCGAGCACGGTCGCTGGCCTTGGTGCCTTGGCCCGTAGATGCACGCGCGCGTCCGCATCCCACGCGCTCGGGAATGGGAACGCCACCTGATCGAACACGGGATGGATGGCGTCGGCGTCGACGACCGCGCCTTTGTCCATGCGCGGCAGCGCGTCGAGATGGCCGGAATCGGAGCCGAAGAAGAGACCGTTATTATGGGTCTGATGCAGGATGACGCCCATCTTGTCGACGCGCTTCATCTGAGTGAGTGCGGTTCCGGCTTCGGCCGCGTAGGCGAGTTTGGCGCTCCGCCAGTCGGCCGCGTAAGGGAGACCGCCAACGGCATGATGCACGGCTTCCGAGAGCGTCACGGCGCCGCTGCCGGTGTCGACCGCATAGGTGGTCTGCACGCCGGCAGCGTCCGGAGACAAGTCCTTGCCGTGGCCAACCGAGCCCGTGTCATCGGCCCAGAGGATGATGTTTTTGCCGATGAGATGCTGAAAGCCGGTGAGCGCCGTGGTGCGGCCCGTATCCGTGTAGCTCTTGGCGCAATCGGCGAGCCACGTGAGACCCGTATCGCCAACGCACTCGGATTCCATAGCCCACTTCTCGAGATAGCGGACAGTGGCTGGGGCGTAGGCATAGGACTGCGGCGTGAAGTTCGACGTCCAGCGCGCTACCGTCGAGATGCGGAACTCGTCGATGAGCCCGTTCCAGGTCTTGATCGTGACCTCGCCGCGTCGGCCTATCGAGAACGCACTAGAACTGTCGTTGACGGTGCCGGATACGGCGACGTCAACGCCCTCCTGCACGCCATCTACGAACAGCTTGAGCACGTTGCCGGTACGGACGAAGGCCACGTGGTGCCAGCCGGCCGCCGTGAACGTGGTGGTGCCAGTGACGGCGTAGGTGGTGACGTTCGTGGACGCGGACACCTGCACGGCATTGCCGGTGGTGAGAAAAATGCCAATGCTGGAGTTCGTGAGGGTGCCGCCGCCATCGACCTGGCCGCAGATGTAGCGTTCGGTACCATCGCCGCCCTGGCGGTTGAACCAGCAATCGATCGTCCAGTCGCCTGAGCCTAACGTAAAGACATCGTCGTCGGCGTGCGAAAGATAATCGCCCGTCCCGTCGCAGACGAGGGCGGCGGCACCGAACTTCGGCGCCACATCGTCATTGAATTTGGCGTTGCCGTGGGCCGTGAACACGAGCCTCGAAGCGGACGCATCGTTGCCGTTGCCATCCATGTGCAGGAGAAGGACGGTATCGTCGTCGAGCCCGCGGGCGGCCATCTCGCGTTTTATGTGATAATAGACGGCATCCTCGCCCACACCCGGCAGCACCATGGCGCGCTCGACGACGCCGTCCGTCGACCATGTCGACCAGCACACGACGTCTTCCGCGGGCTCGTAGGTCAGGATTTTGACCGTACCGTCCGCCATGACGCAATGAAGCCGCGTATCGGGCTGGCGCTGGATGGCAACGGACACCACGCCGGCCTCAAGAAGATCCGGCACCAAAAGCGTGAGCTCGAAGGCTTCGTAGTCGGCGACCGCATTCTGCGACGGGCCGATCATGAAGGCGCGCTGGCGCGAGCGCTGGATCATGATGGCGCGCGTATCCATCTTGATGGCTCTGAGCGGAGCCGAGCCCAGCGTCGAGATATCGCTGGTCGAGGTGTTGTCGGGCGTCAGCGGCTCGTCGAGCGACGAGGAGCGGATCGAGATTTCCGAGCCCGACGTGCCGACGATAAGCCGCAAGAGCGACACCATGAAATTGATGTTGTCGACGGGCCCAGAGCCGAAGGTGCGGATGATGGGTCCGGCGTCGCCCTCGACATCCTCATCGAAACTCTCGTAATCGTCTGAAACCGATAGAAACAGGCTTCCGCCTTGAGCGTGCGCCAAACGCCCGCCGTGGAGAACCGTTGCTGTCGGAAAGCCGCGATTGTCGGACCAATAGCCTTCCTGCCAGTTGTCGGAGGGTCCAGTGTCGGAGAAGCGCTTCAGCACCTCGACCGCCACAGTCTGGTTGCTGACATAGTCGGTGACGCGGCAGATTCCAGTGACGCCGCCCCCCTTGTACGTGATGACGACTTGGGCCACGCCCGAGACGTAGGATGAAATCCGCGCCCTGTACCAGACCTTGAGATTGTCGTCCTGGTCGTTGATGGAGCGAGTGAAGGTCCCAGTGTCGCCGGTATAGCTCGAGGCCTTGGCGAGATTGGCCGACAGCGGTGCAAAGCCAAGATCGTCGCCGTCGATGGAACGCTCGATCTGCATGGTCCCAGCCCACGTGCCGGTCACGGTAAAGGTGATGGTCCGCTCGCTACTCCCGGTCTCGGCCCCGGTGTCGGAGATGCCAGCCACTTGGATGGCGTCGGTTTTGGCACCTACGTTGCCGAGGAACCACCTCCCGTTCTGGCCCTCGTGGAACAGGCGAAACAGAGCCCCGATGTGGCTGGCGGTAAAATAGGGAATGTCGGATGTCAGCGTCGTGTTGCCAAAGCGCTGGCTGACGTCGAGTTTGGCCGACGAGCTCGATGTGGCCAGAAACGGCCCATCGTCCGGCTCGTAATTGACCAGGGACCACGACCGTCCCGTGCCGCGCCGCTCGACCTTGCGCGGCCGGATGCCGGCACAGTCGACATAGACCACATCGGCGGACTGATCATAGCGGATATTATCGAGATCGTCGGCCCCCCACGGCGCCGGAATCTCCACAACACCCGCAGCCCCGATCTCGATGCTGCTCACGATGCGGTCGAGATCGGTGTCGGACTGCACGGTGATGTGGAAGTTCTGTTCCGGTACAAAGGCCAGGCTGTGATAACCGGTGCCGAGTTGGGTCTCGCGCACAAAATCGTCGTCGCCGCTCGATGACCCTACGCGCAAGGTCACAGGCCCGCGCGAGACGGTAATGGCCACGGAATGCTCGACGCCATAATCGCCGGTATCAACCACGACCTGGCGCCTCGCCCTTGCCAGGGCGCCGATGGAGTCGGCGTTCAGGGTCAAGCCCTGACTATCGAAACGCACCAAATCGGCGGCAGTGCCGCTGCCACCGGTGTCGTTCTGCAATTCGAACTCGGACACGATGACCTTGTCAGGTATCGCAACCGAAACGGCGGAAATGTTGAGGCGCCAATAGCGCCAGGCATTGGCGCCGGTATCTGTATAGCTGGCGTTGGAAAACGTGCGCTTCTCGCTCACCGCCCATCCGGTCTGTGCGCTCCGCGTATCCTCGACTGTCCAGCCGTTTCCGGTGTCGACATCATTGCCTTCAAGCGTCCACGCCTTGGGCGCACTTTTGACATCGGCGCTCGCTGGTCCAGCCCGGACGGTATAGGACTTGATGCGCCGCGTATTGCCGGCTCCGAAATCGACCCGCCACCATTGCGGTACACCCGAGCTGGATTGCCAAGAGGTCGCCGTACTATTGTCGGCTCCCATCCATGCCGGATGTGTAACGCTGGTGCCCTCGCTCTTTGCAGCCACCGTTACACCATTAGTCGTGGCTGCGGTCATGGCTGGCACATAGTCGACCGTGCCGCCAGAGACGCCGGCGATTACGCCACCAGCGCTGGCGCTCGACCACCCCGTATCGCTGAGGCTAACGGTCGTCTCAACGGCCGGGCGCTCGAGCAATGCCAGATTATGGCCGTCATCGCCGAGCCATATCCGCATGGTGCCGTCGGTCAGTTCCGGCAAGGCCACGTCATCCGTGGCAGCCACGAACTCGATAAACGTCGCGCCGGTGTCGTGACGGCTCGAGCCGAAATACTTGGTGCCGGGCCGGAGCGTCATCGAGCCTTGCGTTTTCGGCAGCCAGTTGTTGAAGGTCTCGGCCGAAAGCCGTGTCCGCTCGAGGTCGACGCGCGCCAAAGACTTCGGAGAAACAAGGCCGCGGTTAAAGGCAAAAAGCGGGATATTGCCGCGCGCCACGCTGGCTTAACCCGTAAGGTTGCCGCGGCTGCCGCGATCACGCCGCGACCCGCCCACGCCCCAGCGCGCCGTGGTCCAGCCGGATGCGGGAGCAAACTTGGGCTGTGGCTCGTTCATGGCGTCCTGGTTCTTGGCGCACTTCCTCGCCTTGTCGCGGTCCTTGCCGATCTGCTCCTTCAAGGCCGCATTCTGCGTAATCTTGAGGCACACTCTATAGGCATGCTCGAGTTCGACATAGCGGGTGAAGGCCGCCGACCAGCGCGAAAGCTCGAAGCCGAGGCCGGTATCACTCGACACATAGCGCACATAGATGGGACTTGAGTTGGCCGACCAGAACGACGCGTCGTCGTAGTAATGGAGCAAAGGCAGGGAGAAATATTCGTCCTCGGAAACGGCGACGGTGCGCAGCCAATCCGTGGGCTTGGCGAAGACTTCCGTAAACCCGAACTCTGGCGTGACGCCGGTGTCCGCCGTGGCCTTCACCGTTTCCATGGCGAAGTTCCACGACGCTTCCGACAGGCAATCGGAGACGACGCGTGTCCACAGCGCATTGAGCTCGCGGGCCGCCTCAGCGGCTTCGCCGGTATCGGCGAGGCGCCGGTGGCCAAGCTCGATGAGGGCGGCGTTGAACACGCCGATCTTGGTCGCCATCGTGATCAGACTGCTTTCTTATCGAGAAGCCATGGCTCGACCTTGAGTCCGTTGACCTGACCGAGGTTGTCGAGCGTGATGCCCTCGATGGTGAGCAGGACCTTGAAGGCGCCATTCTGCGGGCGCACGTAGATCAGAGAACCGATCTTGCCTTCCACGAATTTGGAGACGTTGGCCCAGTAGACCGGCTTCAGGATGTCCTCGAGCGTGACATCGGACGCCGGCTTGTGTCCCAGCACCTCGAACTCCTGCCCCAAGACTTGCAGGGTCGAAGGCGCGGCCTTCTTGGGCTGGGCTTCACGGAGTGTCTGCCCCACCTTGGTGACCTGCGGCGTACCGAAGGCCGGCTTGGCCGTCTCGACGGGTGTCGTCGTTTCTGCGGTTGCGATCTTCTGTGCGGCTTGCGCCATGATATGTCCTTTGTGGGTTCAGAGAGAAAGCGAAAGAAAGGGGCCAGGAATGCCCCAGCCCCTTTCCCCATTTCGTGCGTCAGCCGGTGTCGCCGACGAGCGTTGCCGGGCCGGTCGTGCCTTGCGTGGCCCCGGTGTCCTGCAGCGGTGCGAACGCGGCCATATACACCGTACGGTTGGTGGCCCCGTTGTGCGCATGGATCTCGATGAGATCACCGCTGTCGACGCCATACTTGCGTGCCTCGGCAAAATAACCGGCCACGTCAGCAACGTCAGCCAGGGAGCCGGTATCGTCGTAGACCCAGCGCTTGCGCCCGGCCATCGGCTGCGACGCCAGAGAGAAACGATTTGGATTGAAGCTAGACATGGATCATCCCTCCCCCGTTAGATCGCCGACGCATCGTGCAGGAACTGCACAATGCCGGACTGTTGCAGAAGCTTGGCGCCAGTGAACGACGACGCGCGAGCGTAGGAGTAATCCTGCTCGTCGTCGTAGCCGATGGCGACATTGAGACCCTCGCCCTTGTCGAAGGCACTTCCGATCGCGTCGCGATGGTAGAAGTAGCACTTCTCCGAGGGGGTCCCGACGCCGGTCAGGTTGGGATGGAAGATCCAGTTGAAGCCCGCCCAGCGCAAGAGGCGCCGAGCCGGACCCGCGAGGAACTTCATCTCGACGTAATCGGCCTTGGTGAACTCGGGGATCTGCATCAGATAGCCGCGAACTGCGGGTGAGCAGACCGCGAACATCTTGTCTTCCTCCTGCACGGGCACTTCGGCCTCGCCGAGAGTCGTCATCGCTTTCGCAGCAACGCTCAAAGCCATGGTCGAAGCCGCGCCGAGGTTGTTGGTCGCCGTGTCGAGCTGAGCAATGACGTCAGCGTCGATGCGGCGGTTCAGAACCTTGCGCGTTGTCTCCTGCATGAGGCGCTTCTGGTCTCCCTGAGACTGGAAGATGTTGAAGCGAGTTTTACGAACGAGATCGTGCCTGATACGTTCAATGCGATTAGCTAAGTCGCATCCGGTCCATCGAGAACTTCGCGAAAGACCCGCTGCATGTTGCCATGCAGTCCAGACCATATCATCACCTCAACCGTTTTCCCGTGTTGAGGGCTAGGCGCTTCGGGCCGCTTGGCCCTACTCCCTTGCGGGATGGTCGTTGCACCTTCAAACCGTGAGAGAAACTTGCAACGGTTTGCTTGGCTCAGGATTGTCCCGGCACTTGGCTGGGATGTTCCCTGAATTCACCTAGTTCTTCGACGTGCATCACTGCACGAAGGAGCCGCATGACTCAACAAGCGTTGCGGTGGTCTGGGTCAGACTGTCGGCGCGAGCCGGAATCAAACCGTTGATACCGCGGGTCACTGCGGCAGCGCCGCCCGACCCTGCAACCAGGAACGTCGCCTGGTTGCCTTTGATCACAGCCTCGGTGACAGTCGTCTGCCGAAGCCATGACATCCCCTCTTCGAATTCCGCGACAAGCTGATCGCGGTATTGGATTTGGGGTGCACTTTCTGCCATTTGGGCACCTCATAAGTTGCGGTTGAGATGCCGTCGTTCTGGTTGACTCCTTTCGAGGCCGATGCGGGTTGACCGGGTCGCTGTCCCCTCTTTCCTAAAGAAAAAGATGACATGACCCGGCGCCACACTGGCATCCAGAAGCGCGTCACGAACGGGTCGTGGTAGGAAAACGGCCGCGAGCGGCGCCGGATAAACCGGGTTGACCGCGCGTGATGGCCGTCGGGTATCAGCCCCGTTTCCGGGCCTGAATCTTTTGCTGCGCGCCGAGCAATTCCAGCTCACGCGTTTGAATGGTGTCCGACCAGTAGCGGGACGGATTGGACGTGCGCAGGGCCTTGATCTCGGCCAACTCGCGCTCGACGCCCATGCCGGACGGATCGCCGTCCTCGACCACCGTCTCGCCGGGATTGATCTCATAAGAGAGAGAACTTAAAAAGCGCGCGACCTCGGGATCGTTGCCGATGATCGCGCCGTCCATCGTGCGTCCGCCCATCAGGCGCGCGAACGTCGAGTTCGGGTTCTTGGCGTCGGGGCCACCCGGCGCATTCTTGAACAGGGTGCGAATGGCGCCCACGCGGCGATTGTAGGACGGGCCCCACTCGTCCTTCAGCGTACGCTCGGCCTGACGCCAGAAGTCATCGTCGGCCTCGACTTGGGCCGCCGCCTTTTCCTCCTCGAGTTTGTAGTAGGCTGCCAGCCCCGCCGCGACCACGGCCGGCGTGGCGCCCGCCGGATGCACGGCCTTGACAAAGGCGTCGACCACGGGCTTGTCGGCTTCGCCAATCACAGCCCCGTTCGGAAGCTGAATATCCTTGAAGTAGTCCTCGGCCTTCTCTGGCACGCCGAGCGCCTTATGGTAGGCGGCAATCTCCTCGGGCTTGGCGTCCTTGCCGGGGACCTTGATCAGGCCGCCGCCGTTCAGCTTGGCATCGAGCTCACGCCAGTTGCCGTAGACACCCGTCGGGTCGGAGACCCGTTGCAGGCGGCGTAATTCCTTCTCGTAGACCTTCTTGTCGCCGGCCGCGATGTACTCGGCCATCTTCTCGCGCCAGTTCTCCGGCCAGTAGCCGCCGTCCTTGGCCTTGCCGTTGGCCTTGTCGGCAGCCTTGACGGCAGGTTCGGTTTCGTCCTCTTCCTCTTCTTCCTCGTCGGCGCCGACCGCGAGGGTCTTCGCGGGTGCCTTGGCGGTGGTTGCAGGCGGGGACTTCTCCGTAGCGTCCTTGTCGGTGGGCGCTGCTTTCGGCTCGCCCTTGGCTGGCGTGCTCTTGCCGGTTTCGGACGTGGTCTCCGTCTGGCCTTCGCTTTCCGTCGCGGCCGCAATATGCGCAAGATCGTCTGCCGTCAGCGACGCGGGCGCCGCCGTCGTTGTGCTTTCCGTCGAAGTCGTCGTCTCAACGTCAGACATCAGTCACCTTTCTCGATGTTGGCCAGAGCCTGCGTCATCTCTTTGTGCCGCTTCATGGCAGCGCCATAGCGCGCCTTGTCCTTCTTGATCTTCTCGGCCTCGATCAGCGTCCTCAAATCGGCTTCCGCCTGATACTCGGCCATGGAGGCCTTATCGGCCTTGCTCATCGCACCATTCATGTCTGGCTCTCCTTGCCCTCGATCACCGAAACCTTGATCTTCATCGCCTTGACGATCTGCTGGCCCACGGACTGCCTCCCATCGACGAACGCGGCAATGCGCCCATTGGGGTCCTGAGCCGTAAAGCCGTTGTCATAGGTCTGCGCCGCGCCGTTGATGATCCAGTCGAGCGCCCGCTTGACATCTGCTGGTGTCGGCGTCGGCGGCGGAGCGCCCATGGTTTTCTCGTCCCATGCCGTCTCGGCCAGGCGCGCATAGGAGGCCAGCGTCTGGACGGCGCGAATGTCGGCCACCTCGTAGTCGGCCGGAAACCAAACCTCGCGGCGGCGCCGTGGTGCGGGGTCTTTTGGTGCGTTCATCGGCTAGATTACGCGGCTCGGCCGGGCCGGCGCGGCGCGGCTGCTCCGCCACCTGCACCCGGAACGGCGCCGGACTTGAGCACGGCCTCCAGACCCTTGCCGCCCTTCTGGGCCGCTTCTCCTGCGGAATTGGCCATGGCCAGAGCCTTCGCCATCTCCTGCTCCTGGGCCTGCTGCGCCCGCTTTTCGTCGACGGCTTCCTTGGGATTGAACCACTTCGCCTTCCAGCCCGCCGCGCGCATGGCGTCGCGGGTGGCTTCGGCCATGTTCGCCGTCTCGAGAATCGAGGGATCGAACTGGGCGGTGGGGAGAAGAATGCGGTCCCGGATATCGAGGAACAATTCCGCTTCGTTCTGCTCGGCAAGCTCGTCCAGCGGCGAGCGGAACTTGAACTTGATGTCGCGATCGGCGAGCGACGGCGGCATATTCTGGAATGGAAAGGCGCCGCCGTCGCGCAGCACCTGGAACACGCCGTCGCACAGGGGGTGATTGTATTCCTTCTGGATGGGCTTGGAGATGGGCGCCGCGGCGCGAATGTGCTCCTGGATGCGACGGCGCACTTCGGTCGCCGTCATGGCCTTTGAAACCTCGGGCAACTGGATTTTGTCAAGGAAGAAGCCCGAGCGGATGTCCTCCTTCAGTGCCGAGGCAATGTCGAGGCCGATAGGGAAGCCGGAATGGTTCTGGGTGATGGGGCGGAGCACATCGCCAAGGCGCTCGTCGTATTCGATGTCGGCGGTCGTGATGCCGCCGGGATAAAGGGCGATATCACCGCGGATGGCATCGGTGATGGCCACCATAGGCGGGTTGACATAGGCCTCTCCCGCCTCACGCAGCGTCCGCATCACGACCTGCAGCGTGCGCCCATCGGGCAACAGCACGTCGGTGGCCATCGACGTGCCCCACACTGATCCGGACACGATCTGCCAGCGCGGAATGCAGTAGCAGAAATAGTTGAGTCCGGTCTCCTCGAGCACGGTCTCGCTTTCGGTCTCGACATAGAGCGAGACGAAGGGAAACGCCCTGCCGCCCTTGCTCTTATAGGGGTAGATGCGGGCCGGCAGCACGACATGGCGGCAACGGAAGGTCTTTTCCGGGTCCTTCTCGAACGCCTTTTGCACCTCGCTGCTGATGGCCTTGGGGAAATGATGCTTCAGCTGGCGGGCCGTCGGTTCCCAATTACGATGATTGCAGTCGATCTTGCCTTCGCCGTTCTCGGTCCAGGCGTTGTCGCGCAGGTGGTAGTTGCGAAAGAGAAGCCCGTCGCCCGCGACGTTCAAGCCGAACTTGATGACGCCGTTGCCGAACGTCGCCAGGTCGTGGTTGGTCTGCATGCGCGCCGTGACCATATTGGCCGCGGGGTCGGTCATGGCCCGCCATTGGATGTCGCTCAGGCGCTCGAGGAACTTGCGCTCCGCGTCCGCCTGGTCCAAATCCTCATCATCGACATGGATGGCGAAGAACTTGTCGGGGAACAGGAACTCGTCGAGCATGTTGCCCAATTCGCGCCGGGCCAGCACCGGATAGGACGAGAACAGGTGATCGGCGTACTCCTCCCCGTCGTCGCGCTTCGAGGTAAATGTGGCGCGCTTGGGGTAGAAGTTGAGTGCCAGTTCCTGGTGCAAGCTGTCGACGCTACGCTTCAAGTCGAACAGCTTGTCGCCAAGTCTCACCACCTCGCGGGCACGACTGTCCACTTGTGTTTAGCCCCCGAGTTTCTGACTGCTGGTAGCCGCGCCGGCGGCGCGACCGGAACCCAGGCTTCCGCCCGATACTCGCGTCTGGTCGGTGAGCAGCGTCGAGAGGCGCCCCGAGCGGCGGCGTGCGTCTTCCCGAGCGCGCAGGCCGGCCTTTTCGAGCTCGGGATCGGTTTCCACGGGCTTACGGACCGGCGGAGGAAGTTTTGGCGGCTTGGGTCCGCCTCCGAATAAACCACCCATTTTAGCTATCTCCTCTTCTTGGCGTTGGCGTAGGCAAGAATGACTTTTGGCGGAGCGCGGCGTGTGAGCGCCCGCTTTACCGCCTGGTTACCGGGGGCAAGACACATCACGACGCCCTCGCCCCTGTCCGGCGAGCGGCCGATGCGCTTCTTGATCTCTTCCTTGGACTCGATCTGGATGCCGTTGGGTTTCAGGATCCAGCGGAACGACGCCAGGTCCGCCTTGAGCTCGGCATCGTCGGATGGGAGCGCGATGTGCGAGCCGCCTTCCTGGTTCGGATCGAGGGCTTCGCGCAGGCTCCAGATGTCGGCGGCGCGTTTGTTGACGAAGCGCAACTTGCCGTCGCGCGTGGTGCCCGATGATGGATCGAGCCCCATGTACGTGACCACGTCGATACCGTTGTCCTTGAGAGCAAGCGCGGCGTCGCCACCCCAGCCGCCGCCGAGATCGACCACGACCGGGCAATTGTCGCGGCGCACCTTGACCACGGCTGCCGCCGTGAGCCGTCCGTCCTTGTCCGCCTCTCGTGCCACATCAAGACGCGCGAACCAACCGCCATAGCGCGGCGCGATGACCCGCTTATCCCCACCGCCAGGCGCCACGTCGATGGCCATGGCCGTCATGGCGTAGCCTTCGGGCGGGCGCTCGGTCCAACGCTGCTGAGCCGCCTCGATCCATGCCGTCGGGATCACCTGCCAATCGTCATCCTTGAGACCAACCGTGAAGTCGCCTTCGCGATAGACGCGGCGCAACTCCTCGGGCAACGACTCGAGACGGTCGCCATAATCCGTGCGGGCAAGATCCGGATTGTCCTCGAGGCGGGAGCGGATGAAGGTTCGTGACGTCGCGCGAACCATTTTGCCGCGCACGTCATGGGGACCGGGTCCATCGACTTCGACATCTTGCCCGTCAAGGGTGAGATACCAGCGCAGCTCCCCGTCCTCGGCCGGGTCTGGGTGGTTGGGATCGAGCCAAGCCGCCCATCTCTTGACGATCCACATGCCCTCGGCCGTGGTCGGCCCGTTGGTCGCGCCAATGATGCGGCAGCGCTGGTTCGGGTCAACCGACCGGTTCCAGGTATTGATGAAGACGTACTGGCTTTCGAGGAAGTCGGCGAGTTCGTCGTAGCAGTTCTTATTAACAAACCCACCTTCTGTGATATAGTGTCGTACTTCTGCGATTTGCAGATCATAGACATCCAATTCACCGAGGGGCCGATAGGACAATGCCGCGAATTGTGCCGAACCAGATCCAGAGGCTTGACGAATTTCCTTCGTATAAGGGTGGCCGTACGTGTTTGGTGAACGGGTACGTTTTTGAATTCGCCCCCGCGCACGCGCTAGCCAATGGCTGGGGCTGGGTCGCTCAGCATCGTCTTGTAGGAGAAGACATCGTTGGCCGCCCACTCGTCGTATCGAAAAACCCAGGCACACGAGAAGAGGTGCACCATATCGACGGAAACCAGCTAAACAACGACCCCAAAAACCTACAGGTGCTAACGGCTCGGCAACACCGTACAATACACGCCCGTCAGCGAGCCGCCCAGCAACTGGCCTTACTGAATGACGAGAATGTTGCCGCGGCACTTGATGGACGCGATCTCCGCGAGGCTGCCAAAATACTAAGAACGAGTCGGCAGACCCTATACCGCCGCTTTGCCCACCTGTTTGAGGATCGCATGCGTACGCGACCGAGCCGACATGACGATCCCAAAACCATGGAGCGCATACGGCCCTATGCAGAAAGCGACCGATTTTCGCTGCGCGAGACCGCGAAAGCCACAAAGATTTCTGCGATAACGATACTGAGTGCTTGTCGCCATTTCGGCGTGCCGTGGACTCACAAATTCCGCCCAGGTCGACCGAGGAAATCCAAGAAACACCAGTCCACAGCGCATGCGTAGTCGACTGCCGCTGCCTCGCGATAACACGGCCCAACCAGTCCGTAGCAAGGACTTCAACGCACGGCTTCCTCTGGCTTGGATAAATCCTTTCGAGGCGACGAGGCCCCTCCAAGGTCGCCAGCATTTCGCCGACACATAGGGTCTCGATCGGCTTGTACGTTCCATCGGCTAATCTGACGCGAGTGCCCTTCGCGACGCAAATTAGATCGCGCGCCTTGCCCTTGAAGCGCTGCTTGTCGCGCTCGAGTTCGCAGCCTCGAAATTCGATCAGCTTGCCGTCAGGGCCGCGCCATGTCGGCGGGTTGCGGGTGAAGCCGTCATCGGACTTGAGCAACTCCAAAAGCGCGTCGCCGAGTTCCGCCGCGTCCTGGTTGATACGCCGCAGGATTCGCGCCCGCGTGTGCTCGTTGTATGCGAGGCCTACGAGTAGCTGAGACTTCCCCCCGCCGGCTTCCCCGCCGAATAGAAGCTCGTCGGCTTGCGAATAGTAGGCTTTGGTCTGCGGGCCTGGATTGGGCACAAACCGCATGGCGCCGCATTCGGCCTCGGCCAAGGCCAGCGCCTGTTTTTTTTCCGGCTCAGGGAGTGCATCGAAAGCCCTGAGCAGCTCGGCGAAGGCCGAACTATCCAGTTGCATCGGCCTTGCTTGCATTCGCCTTGGCGCGCTGACGCTCAAGGGCCTTTCCCAGAGCGAAGGCAACGCGCCGCGCCTGATCGATACTGCTGTCCAACGCCGTCATTTCAATCGGTCCGCCGTCGGGGCCAGAGTGCTCGCTCTTCTCCGCAAGCCCCAGATCCCGAGCAATGATGTTAGCGTTCAAAAGATCGGCCGCGGCGCCAGCGAACTTCTGCGCATAGATCACGGCTTCGGCTCGCGTAAGGACAGAAAGCAAATCGGCCCGTTCTTTACGCCACTGCCGCCACTGCTGGATGCTTACATCGAGAAACAGGCAAAGGCCCTGTAATGTCATTGCACGCATCTTGGCCGCCGGCTCGTGAGACGCGGCGCCTTGGAAGGTTACTAAGCGATCCTCCCATAGAGGATGGGCATCAACCCATTCGAAGTATTCGACACAGGCATCCCACAGATCATCGGCTTGGGCGAACTTCGGCTTGGGCCCCGCGCTCGATCTGGCTTCCCAGAAGCGATTGCCGGGGAGAAAGCGGCCCGTCGTCACATCTCTCTTTGTGGTTTCGGGCGGACCCAGCGGAGACGGCTCCGCTGGGGATTTCGGCTCTTCGCCCTTACTTCTGGCTTCTGCGCGGTCGGCTGCCGTTTCGACAGCCTTACGAGACGTGCGCCTTGGTGCTTTCGCCATCCTCATCTTCTGTCCAAAGTTTGTACCGTGCCGTCCCCGCGATGCGGTCGGCTTCGATCTCGTACGGGTTCGCCCGGTAGCCGTAGCGAAGGCTCGACCAGAGGTATTTGGTCCAGAACGTCACGTCCCCGTCCCGGCGGATTTGAGCAAGATGCACGAGTTCGTGACGCATGACCTTGGGGTCCCTGTGCGAGCCAATGTAAGCGGTTCGCCACGGCATGGTGATGCCCCAGCACTTGAGGTGGCGCATGAGGGCATCGAGCCAGGGACCGGCGATTTTGAGCCGCACGTTCTTAGGCGTTACGCAAGGCATCCCAATCGCGTTTGACACGCGCAAGGTCGTCCCCCCCCATGCCGTTCGAGATAAACCAGGCTTCGCCCCAGGCGGGGGCCCATACCTTGCGCGCCATGCTTACTATTGGCGTTTCATCGATCCCAAGCGCCAAGGCGCACGCGACGCGATGCGATCCGTTCAGGAGTTCTCCGTCCGGATCGATCGGCACCGCATGCTTGGAATCAAAACCCTTTTCACCCATTGAGCGGAACAGGGCTTCGGCCGAACGAAGGTAGTCTTCAGCGGAGTGCTTCCACTGATCGGTTGCGAGACCTGCTTCCATGCGGGCTCCGGAACGCTTTAGGATGTGCCAGAGGTAGACCCTTTCGGCATCAGCGTCGCCACCATGGCGGAGGAACCTGAAGTAGCGTGTCTTGATGGCCAAGTCCCATCTGCGATTGCTCACAAGTTGCTTGGTTGGCAAAAGCGAGTAGCTCGGCTCGAGCGGCATCGATGGGTTGATGCTGAACGTCAATGTCGATTGTGGGAATGCCACGATCTTTCAGAACCTCTTTGACGATGGGTAGGCAGGCCAGCATGTGCGGGACCTGCGCGCTTCTGTTTTCGTGGGCCGTCTCTTTGACCTGCTCTCTGGCCTTGTTGCGGGCGATGAGCGTTGCGAGATCAGCTTCGAGAAACGCAACGCCCACCGATACCGGCATCAGCCATAGGGCTCTGCGGATCAGGTTGATGTCGCGCCTCATATGGTGGAGGCGCCAGCCAAAGCCGAGAACGCGCTGAACGAGGCCAGTCTGAACGAACACCGGGAACTTGCCCTCGGGGGCTTCCATTCTCTCGACCGATGCCATCTTCTTGGCTGAGCGGTCGTTCATGCGGATGACGGCTTCGAAAGTCGGGTGATCCTGAACGAGTTCGCAGAGGCTGGTGATCTCGTCGGTGAACTGTTTCCAGTAGGCGGGGGGCAATTTGCCGTCCCACCCGACTTCCCTGTCGCCCCAGACGGCGTAACAAAGCTCGCTCTTGCCGGCCCCCGGACACCCCGCAACGTCGAGCCACCTCAAACGCGGTGCTCCGCAATCCACGGGTTGGCCGCCATGACGCTGGGCGTGGCCTTTCCGTCGGAGCCTGGAAAGGTGACGAGGCAGGCATTGGCCGGGAGTGTGCCGTTGACGCCGGAGCCGGGCGTGTCCTCGCGTCCCAAACGATAGACGCCATCCTTCTCGCCGTCGAAATAGGGCATGTCTCCACCGAGCACCTCGGAAATCCACCACTGATCATCGCGGCAACCTGGGTCCTTGGGATCGAAGTAGTCCCAGAGCGCTGTGTAGGTGCCGGTTTTGTGTAGAAGCAGCGATGTGTTGTAGTAGGGGCGCCCTGGTTTCAGGGGCTTATCCCATGGAATTCTCGACGGGTTGCGCCAGAGGACGAGCTCTTCGTTTCGTGAGACGAGATGGTCGAGATTGCCGACAATGACGGTGTCGAGATCGATCTGAAGCACGCGCTCGCCGAGAGTGTCCTTGGCATAGGGCGAGAAGGTCATGAGGCGCACGAAGCAGGTGCCGGGAACGCGGGTGGTTCTGTCGATACGGACGGCGCGAAGAGTGCGATCGTGCGCGAAGACTTCGGGCTTATCCGTGATGACCACGAACTCGTGCGGGATTGTGAGGTTACGCGATACCATGGTTTGCAGACGCCGCACGTCATCGGACGTATAGGCGTGGGCGAACTTGGAGCCTTGGTCGGGCTGCCAGAAGTAGGTAGCAATGACGGTCTTACTCATGCCACCCGCCGCTCGAAATAGATTTCCTCTGGCCGCAACGTCATTTCGCGAACGATTGTCTTGAGCCGAAGGGTTTCCAGGTTGCGCTCGAATTCTGCGATTAAGTGCTGTCTGTATTCTGCCTGCCGCAGAACAGCTTCTGAAGCGGTCATGTTATCGGCTTCAGCCAGCATCTTGATCGGCATTATGGACGAAGCGCGGACAATCGCAGGCGCGGCCACCACGCCGACAATGCCGAGCAGAAGCTTTCGTCTTGAGCAGTCCACTCTCACGCCCCTACAATCGTCAGATCATGACCGTTCAATCCCATGGACTCGTCGGCCCAGCGAATGGTTTTCATGTCGCCGTCGAAGCCGCGCAGATCGCCGATGATGTCGTCGACCTCGGAGGGGCTGACGCGCTTGTTGTTGGAGGTGCGGCGCGCATAGCCGTCGGTGTCGATGATGAACTTGTGCGCGGGCTTGGGCGGCGCCACGGGCTTGAACGGAACGGGTTTAGGAGACGCACTCGGCTGCACCTCGCGCAGGGCGGCAACGCGCTCCTTGATCTTGCCCCACTGCTTGGGAGATGGGGTTTTTTCGATGTTCTCGGCGAAGCCGTCGAACCAGTTCAGGAAATCGCGCAGGTCGCTCATGCCGTGCGCTCTGCGCAAAGGATTCTATAATCTAAGACATAACCGGGAACATTTTTTGTCAGCTTCCAATCCGGATCGAGAGCGGACTCGAAGAGTTCCACGCTTCGTGCGTGAATATGGTTGGCGACGCGGGCGGTCCAGATGATGCGGGACTTGGTGACGCGCTGCAGTTCCTTGAGGGCGACCTTGCAATCGTCGGGCGACAGCCCGCGGGTGAGGCGCACCATGACGGCGGCGTCTACGGACTGGTCCTCGAGACCGATCTTTCTGATGTCGCCGATGACGAGGGCGCCCTTGTCCTTGATGCGCAGCGGGATGATCTCGTTCTGCTTGTTGCAGACGGCGACCCATTCCTCGACCTTGGCCTGGGGAACGAGTTTCAAGGCCGACTGGATCAGCATGTCGCCGGAGATATCGGCGCCGATGAATGTGATTTTTTTCTTTTTATAGACATCGAGAAAGCGGCCGGTGCCGACGGGGCAGTCGAGAACGGTGCTGCCTTCGGGGAGTTCAGAGAGAAGTTCTTCGATGATCTTCTGCTCAGTTGTCCACTTGGGATGGTTGACACGCTTGGCGTCGTAGCCTTCAGCGATATCGCCGTGGTATTTCCCGGCCCCTGAAGCTGGCACGCCTTGCGGCGGCGGGGCCTGTCGCTGCGGTTGGGAGGGGAGGTATTCCATCAAGGGTTGGGTCAAGCCAGATGCTCCGTCATCGGATAGGCCCTCTTGACGCTTTCATATGACGTGGCCTTATAAGCGACGATCCCGTCAACGATATCAGCGCCCGACATGCCACGCAGGCGTGCGAGCCCAGATTCCGTATCCAATCCAGCGTCAGTGAGGATGCCGACGAGTGCATCTATCAACTCATCTGCGCGGTTGGCGTCTCGAGCGCAGATCATGAGTTTCCATATGGCGTCCGCCTTGCCTGGTTTCCACTGCTTAAACCTCATCGCCAATACTCCTCGACCCACGGATGGTTTTTGCGAAACTCAGGTTGCGACGGGGACCTGTCGCCGGGCGTGAACACGATGCGTGCGTTCTCCGGCAGTTCGCTCTGCACGCCGTTGCCCATCTTGCCATTCATGAGACGGCCGGCTCCGTAGACCCCGTCGTTTTCCGTCCAGTGCGGGACGTCCCAGTCCCACCCGGCTTCGGGATAGGAGGCGTTGAGACGCTCGGATATCCAGCATTGTTCCGCTCCGCCGAAGCGGCGATTGAACCACGCTGGCGTTGTTTTTGGGTCGAAGTCCCGCCAAAGAAATTCCGTGGCTCCGACGACAAAATATTGCAGGCTGCCTTGTATGAACCCGCGTCGGCCGCCGACTTCGAAGTTCGGGTTTTTCCACCACACGGCAGGCTCATCGCGCGATGCGAGCGGTTTGAGATCGCCCGTCACGACGCAATCAATGTCCATCAAGAGAACGCGGTCACCTTCTTTCGCGACGATGCCTGACTTATGCGTCGCAAGTTTGATGCAGCATGTCCCAGGCACATGAGCGCTCACATCGATGGGTAGCGTTTCAAGGCCGGGAAATAAATCTGGGCGATGCGTGACGACGACACGCCTATGTGGGACAGAAAGATTGCGAGCAACCATCCTGTCCCACAAATAAACATCGTCTGGCGTCAATTGCACGGTGCGCTGAAGTCGGCGAGCTGGGTCTATCCAGTACCAGCAACAGACCGTAAGATCGGCCATACCTATCCTGCCTGCCTTACCTTGCCTGAACGCACCTGGACAGGACTTACCACGACGTGACCAGCCGTCCCCGCACGACCACACCTGACCTTGCCTGCCTTGCCGTTACGGACCAAGACAACGCACGCCATGCCTGCCAAGCCCCACCTCGGCGGACCACATCAAGCCGCGACATTTCAACAGCCACCATTTAGGCGGATCACGTGGCCACTTAAATAGCCCTGATCAATGTAAAGAACGAAGTGCGCAAGCCGCGCAACTTCAACCGCGGTTAGAAACCGTTTCTTGGGATGCGACTGTTTCCGGCGCTCCAGGTTTTCCAAATCGGTCCGCGCTTCCGTCATTCTCGTGTCTTCGATGATCGACGGCGCAATGCCGACGAGTTGCTGATACGGGCCTAATTTCCTAGTCTCGATGTATCTGTGAAG